AGAAGCTCCAAAAGAACTAGCAAGCCCTACAAAGACCGAAGCGATAAAGGTTGGATCTATCTTTTGTTGTGGTATTCCTAGTTTACTTAAGTCTAAATATGAAAGGCTTAACATTGCTGTAGCCCAAGTCAGCAAAATAAGTCTGACTCCTAGTGATACCAATTCAAATTGTTCTTCTCTGCAAGGTACAGCTTCTTGTAATTTGAACCATACACTTTTCTTTTGTTCTTTTGGTTGTTCTGCCATAAATAAATAACTACCTAAGTATGGGGAGATAGCGTTATAAGCTAATCATAGGTAGTTATGGCAAACTTAACAAATGTTGGTATGTTTGGAAAGTAACACATTACTTTTATGTTAAAGATTTTAAAACCAATACTGTTGAAATTCTTTTCTACAACAGCAGTTAAGAGACTAATTATTGATTTATTAAGAGCTATTTGTAAACAAACTTCTAATACTTTAGATGACAGGGCTGTTGATATGTTGGAGTTTCAATTATTTCCTAAGCAGAACTGATGAAAGATAAAGACTTCTTTCAAATACTTCTAGGTGAACCACCACCAGAAGTAGAGTTTGAGATTGAACTAAAGATTAGAGAAGTAAATCAATTACCTGATTCTTTATTAAGACAATAAGATTCACTATGTCTTGTTTGGCAAAAGACCTAAAAAGTGATTATATTAATTCATAAATACAGCTAACTATGGATAAGAATTTTAAAATCCTAGAAAAGTTACACCTACTTCTAGCTAAAGAACTAACAGATAAGATTACAAGTGGCGAAGCAAAGGCTGGTGATCTAAACGTAGCGAGACAATTTCTAAAAGATAATGGTGTTGAGTGCTTACCTGTAGAGAAAAACCCAATGCAAGAGCTTATGGAAAATTTACCAGACCTAGATGCTGTACCTTTAGCGGAGTTGTAATCATGTCAGAAAAAAGAGATTCTTTAAAAATTAATAAAAAGAAAAAGCTAACGCAAGCTGATTACAAAAAAATGTATCCTCAAGCTGGAAAGAGAACTACTGAAGGAATGAAACAAATGAAGGAAAGAATTAAACATGGTGATATGCACCTCCATTATGGGTTTCCTGATACACCAGAAGGTAAAAAACAATATCAGAAAGCTAAAAAAGAATATGGACTATCTTAAAACATAATCCTTGCAACCTTTACCAAAAAAACTACAAGACTTTAGATATTTCTTAATTGTTACTTGGAGACATCTAAACCTACCAGACCCTACACCTGTTCAGTTAGACATAGCTGAATATCTACAATATGGTGCAAGACGTAAAATCATACAGGGATTTCGTGGTGTAGGTAAGAGTTGGATTACTTCTACATACGTTGTGTGGAGACTTCGTATGAATCCACAACTTAAATTTTTAGTTGTCTCAGCCAGTAAAGACAGAGCAGATAATTTTACTACCTTCACCATGCGTCTTATTAACGAGATGCCAATACTATCTGATTTAATCCCCAGAGATGACCAGAGGAACAGTAAGGTAAGTTTTGATGTAAGACCAGCACAGGCCGATCATGCACCCTCCTGTTCGTCCAGAGGAGTCTTAGGGCAAATGTCTGGTGCTAGGGCTGATGAAGTTATCGCTGATGACGTAGAAGTTCCTAATAATTCTTTTACCCAACCTATGAGAGACAAGCTATCGGAAGCTGTAAAAGAATTTGAAGCAATACTAAAACCAAATGGCAAGATTACTTTTCTTGGTACACCACAAGTAGAAAATTCTGTATATCTAACCTTAGAAGAACGTGGATATGAAACTAGAATCTGGACTGCACGTTACCCAGAACTAAAAAATAACTACGGAGATAGACTTGCTCCCAAGATTCAGAAAGAACTCCTAGAAGGTCTTGTAAAGCCTAAAGATCCTGTAGATCCTATAAGGTTCTCTGCACAGGATCTAATGGAACGTGAAGCTTCCTACGGACGTTCTGGGTTTAACCTTCAATTCCAACTAGATACCACCCTCTCAGATCAAGACAGATACCCTTTAAAAATAAACGACCTAGTAATTGCTTCTGTAAATAAAGAATTTGCACCAGAAAAAATTATTTGGTCTAATAATCCCGAATATGTCATCACCGATCTGCAATGTGTAGGGTTCAATGGTGATAGATTTTACCGACCAGCCCAAGAATTTGGAGACTTTATAGAATATACAGGCTCAGTTATGTTCGTTGACCCATCAGGAAAGGGTAAAGATCAGACCGCTATAAGCTGTGTAAAGATGCTCAACGGTAATTTATACGTAACTGAGTGTTTAGGGCTGTCTGGGGGCTATACAGACCCTGTTCTGCTTAAAATATCAAGACTAGCTAAAGAAAATAATATTAATACTATCCTCATAGAACAAAACTTTGGCGGTGGTATGTTTGCTGAACTACTAAAACCCTTCATCTCTCGAATACACCCTTGCCAAATCGAAGACATAAGAAACAACAAGACTAAAGAATTACGCATAATTGATACACTAGAACCTGTAATGAACTCCCACCGACTAATTATTGACCGCAAAGTAATAGAAAAAGACTTCCGTTCTAACCCACAAGAAACTCCAGAAAGAAGACTTAAACTTCAACTTGTCTATCAACTATCACGCATATCTCGTCACAGAGGTTCTCTAGTACATGATGACCTCGTTGACTCCCTAGCAGGGGCAGTTGCTTACTGGACAGACTATATGGCTCAAACTGAAGACCTTAATATCGCTAAACGTAAAAATGAATTGCTCTCTTTACATCTCGATAACTGGGGCTCACTTATGAATAACACCATATCTCAAACTGCTATGGGTATGTCTCCTCAACAGATAAAAAATTCTAATGTATCTAACGATGGTTTTATAAGTAAAGCTTATTAATGGACAGTATAGGAGAGATAAAGGTCCGTAACTCTCCCACACACTAGGGTTACCCTTAGTGATTCATTAAGAATTCCTATAGAATTACAGGCTCTATGGTCTATCCCTTGGTTGATTGCTTGCTGGGTAACCTCCAAAAATATTTTACTGGAAAAATTTGAAGGGGTAATACATATACATACAACAGGTTTACCCCTTATAACCCTAAGAATTTACAAAAAAAAGATATATATTCTATAAAAAGCATTAATATAACTAGGATCTTATAATATATCTTATATTATTTAGGGGGTTTTCCTTAATTTTGGCTTTTGTTAGCTTTGTTTATTCCTTTGAATTATCGGTAAGGGGGTATATATTACAGAATGTAAAGATGAATTTCATAAGTGATACCAAGGGATAGCAAAGAAAGTTCTATTGAAGCCTTGCAGTTGGCAACAGTACATGTCATGATGTCAATATCGGGGATCGAACCGATTAAACCAAACTAAGAACCACACTATGACAACAACAATTAAAGTATCTACTAGATCAGCTTATGGTCAAACTTATGTTGATGTAATTGATGACAAACAAAGAGGAGCTTTGCAGTCTTTGACAGGCAATAGCACACTAACTCAAAACAATATTAATTCACTTAAAGTCCTTGGCTTTAACTTTGAGTTAGTACAAGACAAACCACAGGACATTAGTTTTTAACGATTCCTTAAAGCTTACTTAGTAGGCTTTAAAGAGTCCTTAAGACTCTACAAACCAAACAACAAACCGAACCACCAAATGATTAAAACAAAAACTTTCAAAGAGAATCTAAAGACTCTTTATAATTCACTAGAAAGAAGAGAAAGAGAACTTAATAAAGTTTCTAATCAATCTTACTATTGTCTTAAAGATGATCTAGAGAATAAAGAGGAGATTCAAAGATTTATTGAATTACTACATAATGGCGAATTACCTAATGATTGGCGTTATGACATTATTCATTCTCTATTAGATAGTCTTTTAAATAATTATGACGTTAACAATGAAGATGAAGCCTATGAACATCTAGACATTATTTCTGATTCCTTAGTTAATGTTTATAATTATGGATTAGCTAAATGGTTATGTGATGATGTTTCCAGGGGATTCTTTGAAGACCTACCAAGTATTGAAGGATCAGTTACAAGTATCTACGGAATAATTATGAAGCGACAGTATGAAGAAATTTATACAATGGCTTCACAAATAGTTGTCTACTGTTCTTAGATTCTTTCTAGGAGAGCTTACGAGCTTTCCTTGAAAGGCTCTCAAACCTTTCAAATGTAAACCTTAGAACCACATTATGAACACCACAATGTATAACTTTTTAGATGCTCGTTATCAAGTTCACAAAGTCTTTTGTGGACATGAGCAAGCCAAGTATCAAAGTCTATTTTGTGACGAGCTGCTAGGCTTCACAGATACACAAGCAGAAGCTGAAAATAGATGCTATCAACATAGGCTTAACTTCTATAAAGAATTAGAAGAAGGCTTTAAATAGAATCTTTCCTAGTGGCTATTCGTAGCCACTCTGAAAGGCTCTTAAACCTTTCACTTGTAAACATAACTATTAACCACAATGATTGTATTAGAAATCCTATTAACAGTAGGAGTAGTTGTACTTTTTGTTGAACTTTCAGACAGGTTCGATAAGTATGCAAGGCATCACAAATTAGTACAAAACAAAAGAGATAGAAAGCCTAAGACCTTAGAAGGTGAATTTATTCCAGGATTTCATGATTAAATTTCCCTGGCTAGGCATAAATAAGTCAACTTGAAATAAAAAATAAAGGTTGACTTTCTTTTTATTCCTTGACATACTTACATATAGGTATGCCAACCCTTAAAAGTCGTTTGACTTTACCACTAACCAAATTCCAGGAGCCACAAAGCACTTGAAAAGAAAAACTTATCAGACTCTATGGGAATTAGAGTCTATTTATATCAGAGCTTGCAGAGTTGCAGGCATAAATCCTGATATTGAATCTTATAAAGACCTTGATAATAAAGAAACTATTGTCATTCTTAAAAGATTAATTGTAAAAACTATCACCAACATTTAAAGGAGAACCACAATGAAAACACAAACTGATAAAGAATGGTATTCAGAGCATTTTGGAACACTTACTAAAGATCATCAACAACAGCTAGAAACTATTGGTATGAGATTTAGAAATTATTGGAAACTAATAGAGACATTTCACGTTAGTCCACAAATACAATCAAAATCATATGATCCAAAAGAAGAACCACACTTTTATGTAGAGGTTAAAGACCCATCAAAAATACATAAGGTAGAGGAGGTTTGTTTTTATTGTTATGCAGATCGAATAGAAGTTAAAAACTATTTTGACTTTGACCAATCTAATGAATATTGGTTAGATCAATACACAATGACAATAGAAAACTTTTTTAAATATTTAGATCAATTACCAAAAGGTTTTCATCACTTTGCAGAATGTATAAATGAGGAGGTGCAGTAATGAACTTTATGGAAGAACTTGAAAAGGAAACTCAAGCCATGTTGAAACAAATCAACATAAGAAAAATTGAGAAAACAAACAACGCTAAAAAGCGGATAGCTGAATTAAAGCGTTTAATTAAATTTTGGGAGCAAGACCTATGAATCAATCAAAATTATATGAGTGGTTACTCGATAACGATTGCCCTTTTGAATGGGAAACAGTTGACAGTCTCATGACTACAACATCTTGTACTCTTGTATTTACTGACAAGGAGGACAACGATTGAAGTGTGAAAAATGTGGCAGCCAAGATATAAAAGTTCGAGAAACTATTTATAGAAAAGCTGAACAAACTAAAGGCTTCCGAAACAAAAGCAGCACACCTTATGTCTATAGACGTAGGGTGTGCCTTTCTTGTGGTCATAGATTTACCACAAGAGAATATACAATCCCTGATCTTATCGCCTTTGGTAAACAGGGCTATCTTGAAATGATAGATGACCTAACACCTAACTAACTTAAAGGAGAACCACCATGAAACCAACTTACGAAAAAAATTGTGAGTTCTATACAAAAGCTCTAGTGCTTGCTGTTACTGCACCAACAGAAGAATACAGCAAAGAGTGTGCTGAGATGGCTGAAAGTATAGGCTCAAATCTATCTGAAAAAGATAGAAAAAAATATAAGATAGCTGCTGAACTGGCTATTGAAATAATTAAAACAAAACAATTTTTAAAGAACCACCATGAAAACTAAAATGCCTACACTTTCTGAAGCAACTAGAGTTGTATATAAAAGAAGAAAGAACGGAACCAAATCTGCTACTAATTTCTTGATAGGAATGAAGCACAACATCAAAGCACTTGGGGATCTACCAGTAAATAAAATTACTAGACCCTTAGTAAATAAAATGATGGATTATCACAAAGAAAAATTAAAGAATAGTAATGCAGTTATCAATCAGAAGATGGGTTATCTTAGGGTTGTCTTATCTGAAATGGAAGAAGACGGATATATAGAAATGATAAAGATGCCAAAACCTAGACCAACAAAGAATACTAAAGTCCATTATCTAACTAAGGATATGGAAAATGAATTACTAAATTATTTACAAGATAATGATTATCAAGAAGCAAAAGTAATTATTGAATGTCTTATTGATCTTGGTTGCAGAGTAAATGAACTTCTTAATTTAGAAAAAAGATTTGTTGATCTTGATAACAACCAGATAAATTTTAACGATAGAAAGAATGACAAAGCCGTAGCCGTACCTATGACAGATAGAGTAAGAATCTTGATGATTAAATACTGTGGTCTTTGTAAAGACTTTGGTAAATTATTTGATGTTGATTACTCTTGGCTCAATGCTATATGGCAGAAGGCTAGAAAG